TAAGAGCAGCGCCAAGCTGACGACTGAAGAATGGGAAAATTATATTAACGAAATCAGGGCATGGGCGGCGCAGTTTGGTGTTGCTGTACCATTCCCGGGGGAGGATTATGATTTACGTTCCTAGGTCTTATTTAATTGAGCCTAACCGTGTTATTCTTTATCGCTGGAAGGCATACAGGAACCATAGTAAGGCTCATTTAATGCCGAGATATGCAGGAAGCATCTACTGCCGGATTGGTGCGGTAAAGCATGTTATTGGCTTTGTTTGGATGCTGCTTGGCATGGGAGGAAGGAAATGACCCATTCCTTCGCCATGCAGGTGCACAAAGCTAACAAAGTCGCCATGACTTGCTTCCGCGCTGCTGATAGCTGCAACCCAGGCGTGATGAATCTAGCGCGTAGGGAGGAAGCGGAGTTCGAGCGGCGCTATGGTGTGACATGGCGAGAAATAGCAACGGTGGATTATAAAGATTATTTGAAGGCGAAAGAAAATGGCCATATCAAAAGTGCTTAAGGTCTCGCTTGGCTGCGCTGTTGTAGCCACCGCTGCGTGGTTTATAGCGGGTATGCTAAGCGATATTGTGAACGAGAAACATTTAACAACCAGAACACCTTATTGAGGAGGGAGTATGAATAAACCAGACTACACAGAAACTTATGTTTCAAAATCAGGCAAAGTTTACACGAAAGAAACTTACTCAAGCGGCGCAGCGGCATGGAGTATCGTTAAAGATGTTTTTGGCAGAGAAATCCCGACTTGTGGCGCTGGCGGGTACATGCCATGGGAGGAAAGGCGATGACAAACTTAAAAACAGAACTTGCTGATATGAACAAGGACACGCACAGCTTTAGCGAACTGTATGAACTCGCCCAGCAGCAGGATGTGCTGATTGATAATCTAAAAGCTCAAATCGCACAGCAGGCCGACACTATTGCTGGCTGGCTGCTGCATGAAAAAAACGGATACATCAATATAGATGTGGATAAAGTAGAGGCGTGGGTTGAAAGACTAAAAGATATATCGACCGGCTCGGCAGATTATACGATGTATGAAAAAGAGCAACAAGCTCATCTGGCAACCATAAAGCAATATAATGAATGCGTCGAAGAACTGGAAAAAAAGGATGCGCTGATTGAGGTGTTGGTTGACTGCCTTAAAAGATGCTATGATGACTACAATGGAATAATAAAAGTATGTCGCCATTATTCATTGCATGCTTCATATAAAGACGCTTCCGAATCAAAAGAATTTATCGGCGATAAGTTACAAAAAGCAAAGGATGCGGGGTATTTATGACAATGGAACAAGCAGACTGGCAAGATATTGCTAATGAACTAAACGATGCGTTAAGCGGTGTTAATGCTGCATTGGATATTTACAATGAAGCGTTATCAAGGGCTTACAGCCAAAAGAAAGTACTTGATGATGCCGAGGAGTATTTGGAATCTTGGCGGATTGCCGAAAGCGGACTTGAATCTACCGATAAATGCTTAAGAGACATGAGAAGCTTGATTGAATACATTGAGGAGTATTTAGCATGACAAACGAACAACTAAAAGAACTGCTGGCTAGGGCTATTGCTAACGGAAGCCCAGACCTTTACGAAACAGTGCAGACCGTCATCGAAGCACTCGCGCCGATGATGAGGGAGATGGTTGGCAGTGCAGAATGGTATATGCGATGCGCCGAAAACCTTATTAAAGGTAATGCATCGCAAGGTTATTCAGAGGCGAAACCGCAGCTAGAAAAAATCATCGCATCCCTGCCCGATTGCTGGCGCGAGAAGGGAGGGGTGTGATTATGGAATGGGAACCGATTGAGACTGCGCCTAGGGATGGAACTGAAATTATCGTCACCGATGGGCGCGATGTGTTTACTGCGCGATACAGGATAAGTAACTGCGCAAATGACGCGCCATTCTTTGCCGTATCTGCTGATGGTGAGTTTTTTAACCGAGGTACTGATTGGCAATTTGAACCTGACTACAGATGGCCAACCCACTGGATGCCGTTACCAGCGCCACCAACCGACAAACAACCGGAGGGCGAGTGATGCAATACATATGCGAGTTAATCGAACTGGATTTTGAAAAAGGCACGGCCACGTTTGCTATCCCGCCGGATTCAAAATGGACTGCGGGGAAATATCTTATAGCTGGTCGAGATGTTGAGCGGGAAGCAAACACTAAACAACCGGAGGAGTGAGTGATGCTTGCAAAAGACACGATATTTGTTGTGCAAAACAATATCTATAGTGAAGAATATAGGGTTGTTTATGCGGGTCGATCAGCGGTTAGGGCATGTGAAATAGCTGCCGATTATCCTTGGGTTCGCATTTCCGTACATAGCAACAAACCAACCACCAAACAACAAAACGAGAAGGGCGAGTGATGGACACCACAAACATTATTTGCCAAGAGTGTGGGGCATGGAAAGTGCCACCAACACATCCCACAGGAACAGTGTTTTATTGCTCTAGCGATTGGCGGCATAATACAAAATACATAAAAGTGACCACAACAACAGGAACATTAATGAATAAGCCAGACGCAATAGTTGAGCATGTATCAAAATCCGGCGATCGCTTCACGCAAGAAATATACTCTAACGGCGCAGCGGCATGGAGCGTTGTTAAGGACGCTTGGGGAAAAGAAATCAGCATGGTAGGAAGCGGAGGGTATAGGCCGTGGGAGAAATGACACAAGATAAAATCAGGGAGGCGTTTGACAGCTATCGCCTATGGTTAACAGAGCAACCATACTATGCTGCTGGCTATACTAATGAGCAATGCTATATGCAGGGCTACCAAGCCTGTGCAGCAGAGATGGGCAAGGATATGTCGGAAATTGCAAAGCACCTGAAGCGTTACGTTGATTTCTATGGCGATATCGGAGAAGCAAGGAAAGCCCTAGCACTAGCAGATAAATGGAGGGGGTGATGAAGCAAGAATTAGTATGCAGAATTGTTGTAGAACCACACGATGGAATAAAGGAATTTATTAATGATATGTGGTTCTACTTAAAAATGAGTATTTTACTTGGGCTAAGCTTAATATTTTTACGAGCAGGATTATGACCAAAGAAACTGAATGGAGGGGGTGATGACCAAGACAACAGACTTAGATTTATTTATCAAAGCCATTAATTTTGGTGTAAAGAAGGCAGCAGAAGAAATCTGCGAAGAAGAAATTGCGCGCGCCAAAAAGAGGATTGAAGACAGGTTGCGCCAAGAAATTGATAAAATAGCTTTGAACCTATGCAGTGAATATAGTGTTGAAAGAATGGGAACCGATATTCGCATTACTATAAGGAAACAACTATGACCACACAAACCGAATGGAGGGGATAATGGATTTAACTAATGTAAAAATTGGCGACAAGTTTATGCGCCCTCAAAGCTACGGCTGGGGGCGTGGCGCTGCTTATTACGAAATTGTGCAATGCGAGTCCGTATCTGAAAAGCAGTGCGTCATTGGTGGATATAAATACAGGAAGTCCAACGGCGCATGTATTGGCAACAACGTTGCAACTATGCAATACGATAAAGCACTTTATGAAGAAGGGCAGAAATTTCTCCGCCGGAAAAAGGTTGAAACTTTTAATTATTGTACGCTATCCAACGAGCAATGCGAACGAATCTACAAAATAATTATGGAAGCAAAACCATGACCAAACAAACCGAAAAACTGCTGGATGAGAAGGCATTTGCTGCGGCAATAAAAAATGATGACGTTTACACAAGACATTTCCTTCGCTGCATCATCGAAGCCTACGAAGCAAACCGCACCTCAAACCTATCCGCTGAGCATGGCAAGGAATATGCTGGCATGAAGTTTGTGGTGGACGAAAGCATCCCAGAGGGAGAGGCGCACTTTAAGTTTACAAAGGGAAGCAACCAACCAAACCTATCCGCTGATGGGGATGCAATAAAAATCAACGAAGTTTTTGAAAAAGCATATGATAGGCGTTTAATGGAAAGAGTGATTGCAGCCTACGATCCGGCTCTAAAAACTTCAATAGGCGAGCAGCAACCAAACCTATCCGCGCTGGATAGTGATGAGGCGGTTGAGCAAGTTATGCTTGATATGTGGAAGGCTTCACGCGCAAACAAAATAGAGTCAGTGGAAAAACGAATGAAAGCTATGGCCAAAGCCGCGATACAGGCGGTGAAGGAGATATTGCAGAGATGACCATTGAAGAAAGCCATTGCCGCTATTCTCCAATCAAGTTAACGATTGAAATACCGTCGAGTCTGTATGATTTTCGGCATCAATGGTGGAGAGTTAAGAATAGAATCAGAAACCCTTGGTGCCTATGCAGAATCAGATGGAACCGAACGCTTTACAAATATAACGTGCGCGGAATACCTCGGTGGAAATGGTATCAAATAATCAATCCATGGGCGACAATAACAAGAGGCGCGGATAAATGACCACCAAAGAACTAGCCGATTACCTATGGGGCGAGCTATGCAAGCGCGAGAAATACACCGCTGCGCCACATGCCTATACAGTGATTAAACTGATGGAAGAGCTGGGGTTTCAGTTCAGGAGGGATGATGACCAAAGACGAGCTTGAAATCATCAATCAGGCGCTTGAGGCGATGCGCGATGCTCATCCATATGTGAGCAATGACACGGCTCGAAACAATATGGGCAGGGCGATTGTTGACTTGGACGAACTTCTTGCTGGCATATCGCCATTGCAAGCCTGACTAGCGCGTAGTGAAGGTGTGGTTCGTTTCCTTCTAGGTCATGGTTGATGACATGGCGTATGGCCTTGTTTGTGTGGAATCGTTCGGGCTTATCCAGCCATGAATCGTTAGCGCCGTCTTTCTTACTGCCTTCTCGCATGATACCAAGGATAATGTTGAAGGATCGTAGTGCCACATGCTCGGGAATCATAACTTTGCCTTCTTCGCTGGAAAGGTTGACCAAGAGCCGCAGTCATTGCAAACATACCGATGCTGCATCGATGCCGCCTTAAACTCAAATCCCCGCTGCGTAAGATTATCGCTTCCGCATTGCTTGCAACGTATCACGGGTTCATCACTTAGCAGATTAAGATTGAGCTTGCTTTTAACGTGTGGAAGCATTTCGGTGAATACCTGCTCCAATAGCTCCACATCCTGCTTGTTGTACGCCGCCATTTCCTCTATGGCCGCCATGTCTCCGCTGGCACATCCAACCCATAGATTCGCGGTGGTTTTGTTTTTCCTGCCAACGCCTAAGATGGTTCCCAAATGGTCTAGCTTGTTGCCATTAAGCGACCTGCCGAAATGCGTCTTAGCCAGCTTGTAAGTGCAAATGTCATTGACAGGCGGCAGAGAGGGCAGGCCATTAGCCATAAGCCTTGCCGCGATGAATGTTTTGTCAAAGCGCGAATAATGGGCAACGGCATAGTTGGCCTCGCTCCATACCGGCAGAAACTCCTCTAATGGCTTCTTGTCCTCATACGGCTTTTCCATGACATAGACATAAGTCTCAGGTTCGCCGTACCATTTCCATGCAATGGTGCAGATAGATTTTGGCTTAACAATAAAGTCCAACGGGATAGACCTGTCGGGCAAAGTATCAAAAAAATAGCCAAGGTTTGGCAACGTCTCGATATCGTAAATAAGGATTTTGCTTTTGTCTTTTGGCAATTCCTGTAAGGGCGGATTCACAGATGGTGCTATTAACTTCGACCTTGCCTCGCGCTTCCAGTAACCAATGGTCGCGAGTCCCACGCCTGTTCTCTGGTTTATCTCAATCCGAGTAAAGCCATCGTCCAGCATCTTCAAGACTTCGCTTTTAACATCATCAGAATATGGTTGACGCGTCATTCTACACCTCCAGTTTTGCCCGTATTGGTTACAATCACTGGGTGCGTGTATAGCCTGCGCTCATATTCCCTGCGGCGCATTAGCTCTTTATCTTCTTTCCCATCCGTTCCGATTCGATAATCAGAGAATCTTTCGGCTGCCAGTAAGAATTGCCCCTTTACCGTTAGCTTGTAGACTTCCGACTTCCTAAACTCTTTCGCTCCCACACTGATTAGGAAACTCACCAGCGCGGAGAACTGGTAGCGGGTGAGGGATACGCCTATCAGCTTTCTGATGCCCCTCTCTGCCGCTTCTACCGACATTGTCTTGTATTGTGAGCGATTGATCCGCCGGAGCGTGGTGGGGTCTACTCTCATGTAGTTGTGACCGCGTATCATCTCCGGCATGGCTTCACCTCATGTTAGCTCGGATCCACTGTTGACAGGCAATGAGCTGCTCGGTCTGCAACTCGGCATCGCAAATCATTTTGGTAACATCTTCTCCCAAGTCCCCAGAAAATCCCTTTGAGCTGGCTCCTGCATCACATCTGCCGGTGGGACAAATGAACAGGCGACCGGAGGCGCGCAGGCGGAGGTCATTGCAGCGATTACGGCTAATGCCATAGCGTTTTTGTAGTTCATCGGATACCTCATTGTTAATTTTTAAATTGCGCTCGGTGGCTTTAAGTCTGGCTTCCTGCCATGCGTCTTTTTCGTTATTTATACCGTTGAGGTAGCCCCATGCGTACAGCACCACGCAGGCAAGGCTAACGGCCAGCGGCTTCCAGTATTTAATTATCGCGGGTAACACGGGCATACATGGCAAGTCCTATGCCCAGCAGGGCGATGACAAGAAACACTGTTTTGATGGTTTCTGAGTACATTGCGAGCGGCTCAATCTGCGCTGCCGTCTCGTTAATCACAGCGGTGGCCGTGACCATGCCGCCCGCTACCGTTCCACCCATCACCTCGCGGCTTTTCGCAAGCGGCTTGTCTTTAGCTTCCGCTTTCGTGGTGCTGGATTCTACAAACGAACCCTTTGCCCACATGCCAGCTTCGGCTGCGCGGCGGTTGGTAAGTCCGGCCACGACCTTGCCCTTTGTCTTGTTCCAGCGCATGAGTTGCGCAGGGACAGCATCATAATTACCTGCGTTGAGCTTTTTAAGCAGTGTGGACTTCTCGAAAGCCCTTACACCCACATTAAAAGCAAACGACACCAGCGCGGAAAATTGCCACTCCGTTAGCTTAACTTGTACAAGTCTATCAACGGCGCTTTCAAACACCTCGAGGTCAGCGTATAGCAAAGACTCTGCCTCTTCCTCTGTAATCTTCATCCCTTTCTTGGCAGTTGACGTATGGCCATAACCAATCGTCCAAACTCCGGCGCTGCATTGATACGCAGTGAGCTTCAGACCCTCGAATTGTTTAATCTTCTCAATTCCTTCGCGGGTAAGTTTTCTCATTCTACGAGCCTTTTAAAAATAGCCGCGCTGGTCATACCAATCACCGCGCCGATTGCGCTAAAGGCAAACGCTGCGCCAGCAATAAACCCCATGTTTTTATCCAACTTGCTGTTGATTTGCGTCACGCTGGCGTTGAGCTTTTCCAGCTGCTCGGTAACGTCCGTAAGCGTTGCCTGATGGAATTTGTGCTGCGTCTCTAACACTGCAATTCTCGCTCCGTGGTCGTCTACCATAGCGCCAGCCCTATCATCGCCCCATAGATATATTCACCAATTGCCCAGCGCTCATCGGGGGTCTTCTTGAGCAGGCGGGTTGCGAAGTAAGCCAGCGGCATGAACGGGCAGATGATAAAGAGCTTCACCGCCGCCACTTGGTCGAAGGGAAGCATGGCCACAAACATAATGCCGCCAAACATCAGTCCGCGAATCGTCAGGCCAAGCCCAGCCCACAAGTCTGGCTCTGGCTCAAGCTCCCTTAGCAGGTCATCAATCACGCCCTTGCGCGGCACTAGGTTTCCACCTACAGCCACGCCTACCCATTGACCCCAGCCAAATGACTCGGCAAGGCGATAAGCACCGCCCAATACCAAGATAGCCCATGGGTTCTGAGTGATGTACCAGCACAGCAGGCCAAAGAACAAAGCGGCAATGTCGTCGCTGCGGCCTTGTGGGAGTTTAATAAACCCACCGCCACGGATGCGATGGATGATAGATGCTGCGATAATCTCAATCATAACGTTGCCGCCAGTAAGATGCCTTCAGGCACTTGTTGCTGAGTTAAACCAAGAGCGCCAGCCACCGCATCCATAAGCATAAGGGTTTCTGGCTTTGTCATGTCAATATCGTTTGAGTATCTCCAGAGATATTGCAGCGCGGTTTTGTCAAATTGAGCGGGTAGCTGGTCAATTACTGCGTAAACAGCGGTGTCTAATTGTTCCGCTGTAATGCCATGAAGCTGATAAAGTGCCCTAATAAGCTGCCCCTTGGTGATAAGGGTTGGCATTTGCGCAACGTCCTGCCGTGTTGTCATGTTGGCTTCGAGGTAGTTCATCATCTGCTCGACACGCTCGGGCGGCTCGTTGTCGGTGTTCACCCACGTGCCGATGACTTGGCCGTCAACATTAATGTTGTAGCCATCGAAACCATTTTGCTGAAAATCTGGTGTCCTCATAGTGTAATCCTCGATACGCCGCCTACGCCGCCAGTTGTTCCAAGCGGTGCGGTTGGTGCGGTGCCTGATGCGCTTTGTGTTAGAATGCTACCAACCGTGTTGTTGGAAAGAACAGTGAGGCTGCAATATCCGCCCGTTCCTGCTGTGCCACCGTTTCCGTTTGCGTTGGTTCCGTTTCCACCATTGCCGCCCTTGCCGCCGTCTGCTCTGAGTCCTTCTAATACAGGGTCTCCGCTGCGGTGCATACAGACAACGAACAGACCGCCACCACCACCGCCTCCGCCTCCGCCGCCGCCGCCTACAGTGCCTACGGTGCGAGTAGAACCGTTACCACCAGAGCCACCACGAGCCGAGAATACACCGGCTGCTGTGCTTGCGCTGGTTTGGATGACGTAGGCAAAAATCATACACACGCCTGCGCCAGAGCCTCCACCACCGCCACCACCCCCTACGTTTACGCCGTCACCGCCGCCACCAGAACCGCCGCTTCCGCCCGTTCCACCCAGAACAAGGGTATTGCCTTGCAGGAAATTGACATCTGCATGACGTTTAATGGCAATGGTTGTGATAATTCCAGCAGCTGTCGAAATGCCACCGCCCCCGCTTGTTCCAGCTCCACCACTGCCGCCTGTACCACCTACGTTACCGTAGCCAATGGTGATTGCGCTCGTGCCTGCTGCGTTTGCGCCTGCTCCCGTTTGCCCTGCCGCCCCGCCCGTTGCCGCGCCGCCACCGCCCATGGTAAAGCTCGAACGAGTCGTGCCGGCAGAACCGCCTGTTCCGCTGTTTGCTGGTGCGCTTGTTCCGTCTCCGCCATCTCTGTGAATAGCTGACGAGCCACCAGTATTAACATTTAGCACCCCACGAACAAAACACCGCCAGCCGTTCGTATTAATTGAGCCAGCGCCACTAATCGTTAGGTTTTGATAGTGGGTATCAATGCTCAGGCCGATAGCCGTTGTAACCGTTGTTGTTCCGGTGACGAAGCCAACGCCAAATAGCGTGTTTTGTGCGGCCAAGACAGAAACAAACGAGCCAATGCCAGCTGAATCAAAAATCCATGCGCTGTTAGGCTCGCTGTTTTGCTGAGTCGGCGTGGTCATTACCACATCACCATTGAGCGCGCCTGGGAAAATTGATGCCGTAAATGAACCGCCCGGAGCAAATCTTAGCTCGGACGCTGCTTGTAAAACATCGGAGCCTATCTGGTTTGTTACATCAAGGGTTGATGTTGCGTCGTTAAAAGTAAAGTTCGGGCTGCCAGCAAGTGCGCCTAATTTATTGTATTGCACCTGTGTATTAGCGCCGCCTGGAGTTCCGCCGCCGCCGCCTGCCGCCCACTCGGTATCATAATCAGAATTTGATTTTTTTACTAATGCCTGCCCTGTTGTTCCGCCGATTGGCACGCCAATGCCTGCCGCGCCTTGTATCCCTTTAGTTAATACGTCTATTTTTTGATTATTAAGCGATACCGTTTGCGATGGCGTTTCAAGCGTCTGTATAACTTTATTCTGAACAATAATTGTATCGCTCATCTTGCCACCTTTTTATAAAGCAACAAATCGCCGATAACCAGCGAGGTAACTTTGCCGCTGCCGTCGGTCACATCTATTTCAAACACGCCTTTATCCTGAGTAAGTGCGCCCGTAGCCGCCGCGCTCATGTTTAGCGTAATGGTTCCCGCCGCGCCGCCTAACGTGATGCCACTACCTATCGATAGGCTGATAAATGGCGTTGCTGAGTCAATAACCTCACGCGCCATGAATCTGGCTGCCGTATAGCCAGTGAGATTGATGGCTGTGCCGTTTTCATCGCGCCATGTAAATACGGGGTCGAATGTCGCGCCTTTGACAATTACCAAAGGTTCGGTAGGCGTGCCCGGAATTGTAGTCATAATTATTTCTCCGCCTTTGTTGCTGCTTGTATTTTATGGTCAAAAACATTACCTATTTCGGCTTCTATATACTTAACTATGTGGCCGGCAGGCGCTTCCCATATCGCATCCGGCTCAAGCTCAATAACATTAACGATTTGATTGGTGCTTAGGTCGATAATTGACGCTTGCATTATCCTCTCCTATATTCTGTAACGATACAAATGCCTGAACCGCCCGCTCCTCCGTTTCCTGCGCCAGCTGCGTTGCCCGCGCCACCACCACCAGATCCGGAATTTGCCGCTGCGGCTGTACCCGCTGCGCTGGGGTTTCCGCCGCGACCATTGCCGCCAAATATTGATTGTCCGCCGTTTCCGCCCAAGTTAAGAGTGCCAGATTGATCGCCGTGATTTCCGGTCAGATTAATATCGCCAAGACTTCCGATTCCGCCGCCGCCACCAAATCCGCTTGTGCCAAAGCCGCCGCCACCGCCTGTTGCTTGTAGAATTGCGCCAAAAGTAGTAGTTCCACCCGCAGCTCCGCTCGCGCCTCCCGCACCTATCGTGACCGTCTGGCTTGCCCCTATAGCGGCTGCCGTGAATATCTTTTTTGCATAGCCCCCAGCGCCGCCGCCTGTTCCAATATTGGCACCCGCACCACCACCACCGCCGCCGCCTACTACTTCCACATCGGCGCTAATAAGATTTGATGGTGCGGTGTAGGTGCCTGATGATAAAAACACCTGCCTCGTAACCGTAACGCCGCCACCAACACCACCCGCAAGCTGAAACTGCGTGCCATCGTCTATAATCTCGTACCATGCGCCTGATATGATTTCGCCGCCCGTACACGCCACGAGTGACGTGCCGGAGAGCTTAAATATGTTTCGTGCGCCTAGGCCGTTTACGTTGATTGTGGTTGCGCCAGTATTGTTTGCGGTCGCTTTGAAAATGAGACGCACGCCGTTAGCATAAGCAGCGAGAGCGGGAACAAGGGTTAGCGTGATAGCGTTTGCCGTGCCGCCTACCGTTCCGGTGATGAATGCTGATTGCTGTAGGTCACGGAAGTTTGGAATCGGAAAGCCGCCAGCCGTGGAGCCGTTTCCTACGTTTAAGCGATTGTTTGTTGTGTCATGCACCACCTCAGAGCTGGCCGGAGTCATAGCATTGACTTGTGCGTTAGTGCCGCGTCTTAATCGTGTTTGTGTTGCCGTCATGCGACTGAACCCCAATCATTGGTGAAGCTTTCTGGTGCAGCCACGCTGTCCCAGTCGTTAAAGAAAGTTGCTGTTGCTGCTACCGAATCCCAATCAAGCGAATTGATAACCCCGCCTGATGACCCGATGAGAGCATCTAAAATTGTGACCCAGTTAGAGCGCACGCCAAGCACGTTCACGGCGCGGATTCTCAGGTCGTATTCAACGTTTGGTGATGTGTTTGGAATGTCTGCAAAGGTAGAATCACCCGATACAAAAAACGATGGCCGCCAATCCGCAATCGATGATTCTTTAAACTGAATCTCGAATTGACCGCCGTTTGTAACGTAGCTGTTTCCGTATGCCGCCCATGTCAACACAAGGTTGTAAACCGTATCGCCGCCAACGGTGCTAACGGCGCGGGATGTGTAAGCAACTGAGCTCGGGACAGCCACCACATAAGGACTTGGCAGGTCAGTATCCGGTGCGCTTGCTATCGCCTCGGCATCGCTTGCCGTCCAGTCATAAGACGTTGCGTTTTCCTCTCTCAGCTCAAGCGTCACGCCTTGGCGCAATTCGTAATTAAATGATGTAATTCTAAACGGTTTTTCTACCCAACCGCGTGCGGCATTGCTCACTTTTACCACATCCCACACAGCGAACTGTAATGCCTTGTAATTACAAGGCATAGTGATGGATATTTGCTCGCGGCTTTTTCTTAAAATAATCTTAGCGATTCTCTGCGCCGCTTCACCATCCGTAGTAAATGGCAAGTCAATCTCGGTAAAGATTCGTTCGCCATTATCCTGCGCCTGAAACGCTGCGCTGGTAATGGCGGGGAAGTCATCATTCTGCCAGTTTTTATCGGGGTTCGTATACCTTCCCTTTACCGCATTGAATATACTCTGGCGCTCCACCCTATTGCGTGAACGCATTGCGCCCGTTAGCCATGATTCATCAATTACGGCAGTTTCTGGGGTGTTATAGGCACCCGCGTGAATTCTAAACTGCCCTTTAGGTGTGGTGACTGTTCCCACCATGGCGCTTAGCAATAACTCAAGGTTATCGAGTACCGTCTGCTCGGTATCAACTACCCCGTTGCAGGTATATCGTGGCATGGTAGTGCTATCGAGCTTTGTGATTAGCTCATCGCAAATATTGGCTGCGGCAATTGTAAATGCGTCATCAACTTCACTTGCTACCGCGCCGAAACCATAAGGTATATTCGCAACGTCCCTACTGGTAATATAATCACGGGCAATCAACGCGGCGTTATTAGACCATGCAATCAGGCTGGTGCGAGGATCAAAAACCTTTTTACCGCGCAGCACCACGTTAATAGTTGGTATTCCGTTTACAAAGATATCCGGATTCCATTGCATCCTGACATAGCTGTAGCAAAGGCCGCGCAGTCTATGGTCAGCCGTCCAGTTTGTGCATTCCGCCTGCATTTGAGGAATCGCAACCTGTGTGTCAGTGCCTAAGCGATGGATAATCCTGACGTAAGATTTGCCGTCTTTTTTATAAGGCGCTTCGTTGACAAAGCCATTTGCATCAAGCGTGACTAAGTCATCATTGATATAAACCTGCTCCACCGCATCGCATTCATGGCCTGCGTGGATAATCGCCATGTGCAGAAACAAATTATCACCCGTCTGCGATGCCCCGGTAGAATCAGGCGCGGTAGGATAGGTTTCGATATAAGCGAGATGACCTCCTACGCGTGCGCGGCCATATACTATTTTATGGCTTGCATCGGACAATCTAACAACTTGGCGAAGACCGTTATCAAATGATGGCGCTGCGCCTGCTGCCCCCCCGCGCGGTTTTTTGCCACCGCCAATAATAGAGCCGCCTATTCTTTGAACGGCGAAGCCAACAACTCCACCCGCTATCGAACTGGCAAGCAAACCAGATCCAAGATAAAAACTACCAAATGCAAAAACCGTTAAAGACGATGCCGCCGCTGTTGATGCAGCAGCAGCAGCGACAGCAACAGCGACTGGAGGCATTCAGACCCCCCAGCCATATTCGCATTTAAGCGTATGCAAATATTCAAGGCCGCTTTGCTGCATGAACACAGATTTAAGCCCATCACAAATGCCCACAGCGCCATTAAACATCACCACATCACCGCGACTGATGCGCGGGATTGCTTTCGGGGGCAACCGCTCGTCAATCATTTCTTTGATGCTGGATTTGCCATTGGCTTCTATAAGCGCCTGCGCCTCTGCTTCGTTGTTATAAAGCTCTGACCATTCGTTGTAGAATGTGCTTCCGGTTGCTATATCAACCCACTTCGCAGCCCACAGCGTGCAATCATTCCTGCCCCAAACAAACGACAAGCCTTGAGAATCTGCGATATATTTAGCTAAAGCAGATTCCCAGTTGTCAATTCTCATACGGTGCGCCTACCCCAGTTGATTTCTTTTTGTGCCGCTTGGTCGATAAACTCTAAGCCCCTATCGCCGGGAAAGCGTGATTTCTGGTCGGTATCGGTATACCGCCTGACTACCGGCCTATCCCATTGCGCCACCCTGCTTTCGGCGGTGATTGTTACCGATATCGTATCGCCTTCCTCAATTTCGGAAACGTCAAGCAGGCCGCTATCAAGTAAATCGGGCGTTGCCACAAGCAAGCCTGTTGCGGGGTCTTTGAATCCTAAATAAAGATTAGCTTTCCTCCCTTGATAATTCTCTCCAAGCACAATGGAAATCATTGCGCTGGGAATGCCAGTGAGCGTGTATACCAGCGTGCGGCGCTGAAGCTCTGAAGTTTCCTCTACCGCTGAAACACTGCCCAGCGTACCAACGCCAAGCCAATCAAAGCCGCCCCAGTTGATTGTTCCCAAAGACGTGTGTGCGCGAACAAAGCCTGAAGGAAAATCAAGATCGGCAAATAATATCGGCTCGCCGATAGAGTTTTTACTAATTTCAGTAACCGCTGCGCTGGCTAAGTCCCTGCTCATGGTATGCTTTCAAAACAGCTAAAGGTTTTTTCTTGATAGATGCCGTTGAAATCGGTCAGCCATTGCTGCTGCATGTCATCGCTAAGACGCATTTTGGCGGTCGGATTATTAACCGTAATGACTGCGCTATTAGATGGGCTGTTCCTAAGCGGCGGTTCAAATAGTAAGGTGGTCTGGCCGCTGCCGTTGGTATTGCATGGCGCGACAAGTCTTTTAAGCTCGCCGTTAACCGAAAAATAATCACCTGCGCGAAGCCAGTTCGTAATGTTTGCCGTTGCGCCCGTAATGTTCAGGCTGGTTCCCGTCTGTCCTGCGCCGTTCACGACCGGGGAACCTGTGCCTACACCGTAGTTCTTGGGCCAATTCGGATCACCTAGCTGAAAGGTGTCGCTCATGCCTCTACAGGCAAGGAAGAACGCAATCCACTGCGCCGCCTCGGTAGGTTTCATGCGCCTGAGTGTAATCTCTGCTTTCCATCTTGCGCCTGACAATGCCAGCGTCTGCACCGTCTTATTAATCGGGCTTTCAAATATCTGCGTGTTGGTCTCCAAATAGAAGTTACTGGCCGTCACAAAGCCGTAAAGACTTGGCATTGTTACTGGCATATTAACCCCTTAAACCTACGATTTTAGATGCACTGCCGCCGCGTCTAATGCTGCTAAATACCGCCTCATGAGCGGCCTTTGCGATGACAGGAGCGGCATTTCTTATATGCGCTTCAATAAGCGATGGAACATCATTGCTAACTTGGAAATACTGCTGCACCGTGACGGACTGGCCGCCCATGCCTACGCCATTTGGCAAGATAGTACCCGGCACGCGAGGCACAAACACCTCCGCGCCATTCTCACCAACAATAGACGGCCTGCCCACAGGCGGACTGCCTCCATCCGCAAAGAAACCGCCAAACATTGAGCTAAGGCCATTAAAGATACTTGCGCCGTCTATTGCATTAACAATGCTATTAGATAGCGGCTGCGATACGCTGCGCTCAAAAATTGCCTGCGCGATCTGCATCGCCATGCGGCTAAATGCATCGCCTGCGCTGTCTGCTGCGAATACGGCTTGCGTCAGACCTTGCGATAAATTGTTCTTAATGCTTTCGGTAAACGCTTCGCTTTGCCGTTTGGCCTCCGCCATGACGCGGTTATATTCTTCAATGTGACTGTTGTAATCTTCGGCGGCCTTTGCGGCGCGTTCTATATTTTGCGATGGGCTTCCTGATGATGCTCTGCTGCCAGAATCGCTACCAAGCCCCGGCAGTCCTCTTGCCCTAAGTGCCGCATCGATTTCTGCTCGTGCCGAAGCGCCGCGAACTATCCTTGTTTCGCCCGGCCTTCTACTAGATACATTTGGATTACCCGCAAGCCCCAATGCCCTAGCTAAATCGCCGCCAGCTTCAAAAGCGTTTTGTGGTAGATTTAGAATGGCAGACAGGCCGTCAAGATATAGCTTGAGGGCTGGCATGGCGTTTGCCATTGCATACTGCAAGCGAAGAACACCCTCATCCCATGAGTCAAAAAACTCGCCTATTTTTTTTGATTGCTCATCATCAATGACCAGTCCGGCTTTGCGTGCTTTCTCTACAAAATCATCGATATTGCCATTGGTTTGGCGAATGACAGGGCTTAATGCGGCAAACGACCTGCCGAATATATCCATGCCGATGTTAGTAAATTCGGCCTGATTCTTGACATTTGCAAGGGCGCGTGCGATGGCAGAAAACTGTTGCTCAGGTGTAAGGTTTATTAAATCCCTTACCGATAAGCCAAGGCGCTCAAATGCCGCTGCTGCCTGCTCATTGGTTCCCTTAGCGGCCTCACCGATAAGGTTATTCATCCTGCCGATGGATGACGAAAATTCCTCTAGATTCGTGCCGCCTTGAATAAGCTGAAGATTGAAAGCCGATAAAGTCTCGGTTGAAAATCCTGTCCTTGCGGCTAGATCGTTGATTCTATCGGCTGCAACCAGCGAGTTTCTTGCGAAGTTGACAAAGGCCGCAGCACCAAGTGCAGGCGCTAGTGCTTTTAATTCGCTTGCAAGGCCAGCAAACGAAGAAGACATGCGGCTGGTAGACTGCTGCACCGCGCCTTGAGCTTTCTTTAGCTCGCGGTCAAGCTGCCCCGCGTCGGCTCTTATTCTTAGAACCAACTCTTGCAGATCAGCCATATAATGCCCTGTGTTTTGCTTTTGCTTCTTCTAGTTCAGCGCGAAGTTGTCGCACATCCGATTCGTTCAGCTTGTTTGATTTCTTAACGCCATTGACATTCGCCCAGCCTTCGTAAGCACTGGTGACGTCCCATGTCGTAGCTTGCCAGAATTCAGCAGGCGACCAGTTTAGAGCGCCGTAGCAGAATCGTTTGTAATCGTCCCACGGGAAGGCTCGGACACCTTCCCTTTCAGCTTTCCCATTTCTTCGCGGATACCCTCCCGCGCTTCCGGCTTGGCAAGCGCAATGCTAAGAAATGCGTACACCTCAAGGCAGAAAGCCGCATAGTCGCTGCTGCCGATGCCCATATCCATCAGCGCAAAGCCTGCATCCTGATGCGATAGCTTTTGTCCATTAGCACCAATCATCGCGCATAAGAGCTTTGCCATGTCACGAGCAGGAAGCTCAAACACGCCGCTTGCAATCGAGATGATGGAGCGGTTAAGCGCCGCCTCACACGCATCAATCATCCCGAAAGTTGCAATCAGGTCATAGCTCTTGCCTGCCAGCGTTAAGGTATAACGTGGTTGTGCTGGTTCGTAGGTCATTGTGCTACCGGTGCGCGAATGGCGGCAACAGTTACGCCGGTTACCGTGCTATAGGTTACAGCAACGCGACCGCTTGCGTTGTTATACATGCTCGGAGACATAAAGGGTATGATTCGCTCCGAGTTGCCGCTAACCGTAAAAGCGCGGTTAGCAGGAACGATTCTCCCGAATTGCGGGTCATCAACCGCTGCTTGCTGCGCGGCTACAGTTACGGTCATTGCCGAGCCGCCGCTGTGTTTAACGTGAAGATAAGTGCGACCTTCGTTTGCGTACTGGTCTCCAGCAACATCTGCCGCAGCAAAAGTTGGCGCTAAGCCAGTTCCAATATCAACTTCCTGAACGGTTAATGTAGCCATGTGCTAATTCCTTATGCTGCTGTGAAAGTCCATGCGCCGCTTGACTCAAGCGATGCGGTGAAGGTCTGCTCGTTGTTATGAGACCCGCTAACCGCGTAAGAGGTCGGTTGGAATAACCCTTCGAATACATCGCCATCGGCAAATTCGAGCCTGTAGGTTCCAATGGTTCCAACCAGAGCCGCCGCCTGAAAGCTCTCGAATGCAGTGCTGTTATCAACAATGCCTTCAATTGAGATAGAAGCACTGCGAACGCCTGCATCTTCTAACAGCGTGCGGTATCCGTTTGAATCCTTATTCGTAATGTCCACGATTTCGTTATTAACGGTCAGCGTATGCGAACGCGCCTGCGTGATAATGGGTGCGCTGCCACCTGCGCCAAACTTTAGAGTCAGGTTGCGGCCTCTGTATGCGGTCATTGTGTATTCTCCTTATGGTTCGATGATTAGAGCGCGGAATCTCATGATCCCGTGGTAGTAACGGTCGGTATCTCCCTCAGGCGATTGGTCTTGTATGGTTTCAGAATATTCACAGCGCATTTGCACACAGGTGAATCCGGTCATGGTAAGCAGCGGCTCCTGATGATGGAGCGCCGCATAGATATTCTGCATGATGGTCTTAAGCGGCCTGCGCCCTGAGTTCTTAGTCCATGCGTGTATCGTGCAGGTAAATTCCTGCCCGTCATTGGTTTTAGTGTCCCACGGTATTGACGTATCAGCGCCGATGACAACATAAGGATAAGCCGCATCCTGCGGGACATAATCATACACAACGGGACTTGCGCCAAGAGCCGCAGTCAGGCGCGTATATATCGCCTTCTGCATCTCATTGGCTGCCAGACTCATTTTGTGACCTTCTTTATTGCTATATCGACCGCCTCATTAAGGCGTGCGCGAATGAACGCTTTTGACTTTTCCAGCGCAGGAACCATGAAAGGGCGTGCTGCCATTTTCGATGTGCCAAACTCAAGAAACCGCGCATATCTCACAATGCTATTTCCTGCTACGATAAGGGCTTCTTTTGCATTTGTTTGTAGCCTTGTCGCAATCGAATTAAGCAGCCTTCCGGTATCGCTTGCGGGGGCTTCCCCCGCTGCTGATGCTCGGTGTGCAACTGAGCGCCGTATATAAATCTTCCCGCTTTTGTTACCTTCAGCTATCGACCGCTTGGCTTCTTCCTCAACCTTCTTTGCGCTGATGAATAAGGCCTTGTCTAGCTCAGCATTAATAAGCTGCGGGGCTTGACTCATTTGCTTTGTCAGCTTTTCCAGTCCCTCAATCTTGACTGAAAAATCCATTAGGCAACCTCAACCGCCATCAACCTTAGGAATAGATTATCTTCATCAAGGTTGATGACCTCTTTAATATCAAACACGCGCTTGTCATAAACAATGCGGTGCTTTGTGGTTATTCCGGTGCGAAAACGAATATGAATGCGGTGCGTGATCTGCGTTTCAAGCTGCATGGCTTGGAACTTCTCATAACCCTTTACCGGCTCGATAGAACCCCATACCTTTGCCGTTGAAGTCCACGTATCTGTGTAGCCGCCCTGCCCGTCTGCGGCCTGAATAACGGATTGAATCTCCAAGCGCTTGTTAAAATTGCCAGCGTTAACCTTGCATGAAGCCTTCATGCTCTACCGTCCATCAGGCGGTATTGCTTCAGCATTGACTTGAATTTTGCAGGCATCGAATCGCAATCGCACATCGCCCTGCTTTCATAGGCGTGGTGGGCATAGCCTTTGATTGCATCGCGTATCGCCTGCGGAACGGATGCGGCGGTGTTGCCGTATCCAGTGACATAAACAATCTGGCAAGCTGCAATCGGGCGCATATTGCCCGGCCATACAGCGCCTTGATTAAGTAATACCCTCGCGCCATCTGCGTTTAAGAAATAGTTAATTGAAGGGTAAACCGTAGCATTATTACCAAGGTCAAATGTGGTGATCGAAGTAATCGACTGAACCGGCTGGCGTGGTAGGTCAATCACGGTAGGAAGTCCGCCATATAAAGCTGTGATCGGTAATTCGTAGTAACCATCTCCAAGCAATTTATCTAGACTATTACCGGCCAGATCAAGCGTCATGCGCCATGTTTGGGTGATAAAAGAACGCTTGGTGTAATTTTCACATGCCTGCCGCGCCGATACAATCAGGCTGGTTAGCAGTGCATCATCATCGTTAGAGTCAATCCGCGCCCACAGCTTTAGCTCGTCAAGCGTCACCGGCTCGGTAGTCGGTGCGACCTGAAGCGTGGCGGTGCGGCGTGCTTGCATTATTTGTTCTCTGGTGCGCCTTTTTTGGCTTTAGTGGCTTTTACAGGGGTTTTTTCTTCGCCAATTTCTTCTGCCCAGCCTTCGCTAAGAGCGGCGGCGGCAAGTGATTCGGTCAATTCGTATTCGTTTCCGGCTTCGTATTCGACAATGTCCCAGCCGTTTGGCGAGCCCTTAAACGATTTAATTACATGAAATTTTTTCACGTTATACCTCAGAAAAGAAACGGGGAGCCGAAGCCCCCCGTCAGGTTAGAGCCCGAAATTAAGCAACAGGTGCGTTGATTGGATCACCGCGAACTACCAGCACAGCGATGGGCGTGCCGGTTGCATGAGTACCGCTGAAATCAGAGGTCACGCGCACGAAGCGGCGGCCACCAATGTAGCCGATCTCCGTGAAGCTTGCCGCTGCGTGTGCGGTGTTAAACACACGAACGATACCAGAACCGGTTACGGTTCCAGCAACGCCACCGGTCTGAAGCACGTTCAGGTCTGCTTGAACCACTGGAGTCCATGTAGTGCCATCGTCTGAATGCTCCATTACCATATCGAGACGGTTAGTAGCGTCAAAGGTAATGCCGCCTACACCTACCTGCATAAAGATTGCAGCAGAGCGAAAGCCCTGCAAATCAACCGATGTGCCAGTTGCGTCTGCGTTTCGTACCGCTGGCGTAAGAGTATACGCCGCCGATACGTTATTTGCTAAATCACGAATCATATTAATATCCTTTCAATTCGCTTAAGATTAAGAGCCAAGGCGCATCAGCTTGATGGCCTCAAAGTTGGTCACATCACCACCAACGCGGCGCGTGGTGTAGAAGCGAACATATGGCTTGTTGGTGAACGGATCGCGCAGGATGCGAACGCCGGTGCGGTCTACAATCGTATAACCACGGCGGAAGTCACCCACAGCAATCGACAGCGAGTTCGTACCAGCTACAGGCATATCGCTTGCCATGAACACAGGGCGACCAAGCAGCGTATCGGGCTGACCGGTAGCAAGGCCAGGCTGCCACAGATACTGACCAGTGGTCGTTTCCTTAAGGATACGAGCAGTAGCAACCGTTGAGCGGTTCATCAGCCATGAAGCGTTGCCCATGTAGCCTTCTTTAAGGGCATAGAACAGCGTCAGCACGTCATCACCATCGAAAGTGCCGTTGGTGCCTGATGGAACCTGCTGAATCTGACCCCAGCCAGTGCCGTTAGCATAGGTAAGGAAACCGCGAGGCTGAACCACGCCGTTACCGTTTACAAATGCCGTAGCTTCGCGGCGAGCGAATACTTCAGCAACTTTGCCAGCAATCCACGATTCAACGTCAACCGATGCGTCATCAAGAAGTTTCTGCGTAGCCGATGGCTGAGCATACACTTCATGGGCAGGAATGATCTTCTTGCCAAGCTGTGCGGTGTTGGTTTCAGGGCGAGCAGCTACCTCAGCAACCCAGCCAGTCGACATTTCCTGCACGTCCTCGATAATTTCGAGAGCATCGCTGGAAATGGTTTCAACGGTAGCAAGCTGGCGAACAGGCGAGCTTTCAAAGATGATGTTGATCATGCTTGCCGACATTTGCGGGGTTACGAGATAACCACCATCAGGATCGTTGTTCACGCTGAGTGCTTTAGATTGCAGAGCAGCAAGACTGCCGTCAGCGCCTTTGCGAAGGTAGCTGTTAAAGGCTTTCTTGTATTCTACATGCTCAGGCTTATCGCCTTTCTTATCTTCAGCGCCAGCCGGACGGCTTGCAGCAGCCTCGACCATTTCAAGACGAGATTTCTGCTCGTCGAGAGCGGTGTTCAGCTTATTAAGTTGTTCGGTTAGAAGAACGTCAGCAGAACCTTTCTTTTCAAGTTCTTTAAGACGGGTATCATTGACGCTTTTGAACTGCTCCCATGCAGTACCAAGCGCATTCACCTTATCGGCGATTTCAGTTGTAGACATTGGTTCATCCTTTCAAGATGTTGA